ATCGGAGAGTCTCTTGGTAAACGAGATGTCTTCTTGACTTAGTAATTTAGTATCGTCGGCACAGATCGTGCAGTCGCCAAGAATCTTTGTGAATGTCTTAGCAACATTCTCTGAAGTTTTCGCCTTGTTCTGCGGCGTAAGAACCAACACATCGTTCGAAAATATACTCGTCTGCGCATCGATTCGATCAAGCCTATTGATCAGACCGAACGGTTTTGTGCCCGACGGATGGACGTGAGTCTTAAGAGGCTCGATCCACTGTTCGATCGGATATGAAGTGACGACCTCGTACGAGAACTTCTGATAGAACTCAGAGTCTTGTAGAACGATTGCTTCAGAGAGTTGACCTCTAACACCGTCGTAGTAACCAGCAGTCTCAACGATCGGTGCAAACTCAAGAGAGAACGCTGCACCAGTACCATCAACACTGTCAACCTGAAAGACCAACGGTTCGGTAGGATCCGCAGGTGTTGAAACAATACTCGATGTTGTAAGTGGAGAGTCGACTAGTGAGTCATCAGCTACAAGACCAACGATTCTTCCAACGTAAAAACCACCGAAGTAGTTATTTAGAAGAGTATAATCATCATCGGATGACAGTATCTCAACGGATTCTTCAGAGATATCGAAGTTATCACCGAGGTCGAGTTCTCGATTGTCTTCGGTGTACTGAAAGATTCGAAAACCGTTGAGGAAGTATCGACCGGATCCCTGAACTTTGAGTATATGATTCGGAGTTGTGCCGGAACCAAAGTCCAGAATCGATATGTTTGTGATACCGCCAGAACTATCGACGTCAGTGACACGAGCCTCGAAACTGATTCGTGAACGACCCTCGAGTCGAATGCGATCACCGATCTCATAACCCGTACCGGCAGACTCGATGACAATGTCCGACACCGAGTTGTAGATCTCTGCCTCGACCGAACGATCCTCGGTCGTGATACGATTGCCGACCTTAAAGTTACCGACGGTTTCTGAGCGAAGAATCGTCAGTTCGTAGATCGTCTGATCCGCGTATACCTTACGCTCGACCTTGGTGACGGTCGCGAATCCGTACTCCTCGATCTGCTGAACACGCTTACTTGCCAGATCATTCGGATCACCCGAGATAAGTGATACGCGAATCTTCTGAGGAGCCTGCCAACGACCGTCCGACGGTTTAAGAACAAAGTCCCAGGGTAGTCTTACCTGTACGGTATCATTAAGAAAAAGACGAAAGAACGTCTCGATCGCCTCGGTGGATCCCTTTGCTCTCCAGAGTTCGGATATCTTTTTGTAGAAGAGACGCGGTGTCGCTTCATATTCTCGAGGAACAAAGAGACCGATCTCTTTCTCGATGCGACGAAGAAACTGTTCCTCCTGCGTATCGATATCACGCTGCTGAGGAATCGCGTTCTGATAGTATCCGGACTCATGAGTCGTCTCAAGGAAATCCAGATACGCCGCGATGAATTCAACAAGGTTCGGATAGTTGTCGCGTATATGACCCGGAACAAACGAGTTAATAAGACTCGAGACGAACGGAGAATACTGCGCTGAGTTGTTATTCGTTGGCATAGGAATAACTTATATCAGTAACCACTACTACTAGGAGGAGGAGGAGTTGTTGTCGATGATGATGATGACGGCGGTGAAGTATTCGTGGTACTACTTGTTGTTGTTGTCGATGATGATGATGTACTTGAGATATTATTGGTCGTCGTCGTTGTCGTAGACCCAGTGCTTTCAGAATCTCGATTAAAAGTTCGATAGTTTACGCCGGAGTAGTCACGACCCGAAACGATCGTGTCGACCTCACCCTGAACATTGAATCGAGTACAGTCGCAGTCGAAACGCACCACATTGTTCAATGTTCCAACAATGTCGTACGAAGCAGGAACGGCCTCGATGTTAATGACTTCTCCGTCGATCGACTGTGGTGCAAACGATTCAAGAATGATTCTTGTACCCTCGATTACTCCGGCTTCTCTTACAATAACCTCCTCTTGTGCTCCCACACCCTTGACGATCGACACACGGCGTGTACCATCACTGGTCAAGAAGTCCTTGAAGCGACATCCCGAAACTCCGTTGATCGCGAACGTCGACGATTCATATATCACTGGCCGCGCACCAAAACTCTCATATAGATTCGTCGAGAAGTTTAGCGTGTAGGTGGTCGGAATATTCAGTGTAGGAACGAATCTCTTTGAAAGATAGATTCGAGCAAAGGAGTTTAGAATCGCATCATCCGACTCATCGATGACCTGAAGATACCGCGAGTACCTGAACACATTGTCAAATTTACCAAGCTCGTTATCGTTAAAGTCACGAATCGCACGAACGACCTTGGATTCGAGCTGTTCGCGAGTCAGATTCGTGCGTGACGGGTCGTACTTAAAGAACGTCTCCGTCGTAATGTTAAGAAACTCTGGATCAAGAAGTTCCGGTGTCACGGTGATCACCGACTTAGGTCTAATCACTTCGTCGAGAAGTTCCTGCTCCTCGTCCTGAGTCAGAACCTCACCCTCCTTAGGAAGAACCGAGATAAAGACCTTACCGTACACCGGCGGTTCGTTGTCCTCACCGCCCCATACTTTTACCGAACTTACGTTCGAAAAGTTCTCGTTAATGATTGCATCAAAGTCGTTCGGAACCACCGCACGATTCTGAGACGCGTAGGAAAGAGGAGCGAGGCGACGAACGGAATCCACCGACTGTCTTTCCTGACCACCTCGTGCCGGCGACTGCGTCGAGATCGATACACTGGTGTTTCCGCCGATGTTATCGATAAGATTGAAGATGCGAGCTCCGTTCGCGTCCTCTTTCTGTGTCGCCAGATATTCGACCACAACAAAGTTACCGCTCTGCAACGAACGACCCAGAACACCGTCTCCGAATCTAATCTCAAAGAGTCCTTCGGGATTCTCACTCAGGAAAAATACTGGAGAGTCGTCACGAATCTCTGTCAGTGACTTGGCTTCTCTAAACACCGTAAAGGTCGACTTGTTTCTTGAGTCATAGACCTCGACGCGAATGAATGCGGTGTCAACATCGGTAGTTGGAATAAGATACTTTTCGTTGGACTGATCGTCGTAGAGAAACGAGATTGTCTGAAAGTTACCCTGAACCAACTTAACGTTTTCAAAAGTCGCATTGTTAGTTGAGTACTCGCGATCTGTAATGAATGTATAAGATGTCGAATCGATCCTCGTTCTGAATCGTGTACCCTTGGGTAGTGTCAGGTTTTGCGAATTCGGATTGTTGACAACAATGTCGACGTATGCAGCAGGAGCTTTTGCAGATCCTGGTATGTAACCAAGAGTGTTCGCGTGTCCGACGACCGACCCACGAAACTGAGCGGTGTCGAGGAATGCCTCGTTGATACCTAAGTTCGCATTCAGAGCGTTGTAATGAGTGACGTAAGCCAAAAGATCAACGATCGTTGAGATTGCCGACCCCTCGAAGTCGTAGTCCTCAAAGGCTTTTTGCGATTCGAGATATTTGCGAAGACTTGTCCCGATATCATCAAAGTCGATATCGGTAACCTCAAGCCTTCTTGTAGTATTTGTTGAAGTTGCCATATTCCTATCTCAGTCTTTCGACGGTAAAACTAACGGACGTGACGTCACGCGACGGTGAGCGAATCTCGAACTCCACCTTGACCTCGATTGAATTAAGATCCCTGGCCTGTTCGACATCAACGTTAAGAACATTAACACGAGGCTCAAAGTTACGCAGTGCGGTCTCGACCTGCTCCTGAATAAGAGCAGCTTTTACACTATTAAAGTTATCAAAAAGATACTTCTGAATGTTTGCACCAAAAATGGGACGAAACGGACGTTCTCCAGGATTAGTAGAGAGTATGTTGAGTACCGACTGTTTTACGGACTCGATGTCTTTCTTAATGGCGAGTTGATCAGTGATAGGATTTCTACGAAACGCGAAATCCAGATCAGAATACACTTTTTCTCTTGCAATGAGATTGTCTGTTGATCTATTAGTAGCCATACTGTTATTTATAACTATCCACCAGCGTATACGTTAGGAGAACCCGCCAACATTGAACCGGCATCGGCCGAATCACCGACTCTTCCAAGAGGTATGCCCTCAACATACACACTTGAAGAACCCGAATTGAGATTTGCAGTATGAGGAGGACACGGAGGATTGGGCGGAACAGAGTGTACTGCGGTGGGTGCACCAACGACCGCGGCAAGTATACTGTTAACGTAAACGGATCCTTGATTTGCACCGGCAAGAGTCGTAATTCCGGTACAACCGTGACCTGTCGAGAGTGTGTCTCCTATTCGTACAACTGCTGGCATATTCTGCTACTGACCTCTTGCGGCCTGATCGGCGGCACCAGGACTAAGGTCACCGGAATACCGTCCGATCGTTTCGATCGATTCCTTAATGGTCTGTGATGGGAATCGAGGAATCGTCTGAATATCAGACTCACCGATCGCCGTCGCGAGATCATCAACGCTCGGCGGCTCAGGAGGTTTATCCGGAATCACGGCCGGTGATGCAAACTCTTTTACCTCTTCTCCCAACTTTACGATATTGGGTATATCCTCACATAGGTTCAGAGGAGTACTCAGAGGATCGCGAATGAACTGTTCAACATTTTCAATCACTCGATCGATCGCTGCGTCCGCACCCTGATAGGCCGATCTCAGTTCCAAAAGTTTGGCTATCGTTCCTTCAGGATTGGATAGAGCCTCCTGGCTGAGAATATTAAATATATCCTCCTGAAGCCTTCGAGTCACTACACCGGGTTGATTCTGAATCGCGTCGTTGAGTGTATTAACATCGTCGACGAATCCCTTCACAGCGTTAATAGCGTTCTTTCCAGCAGTCACCTGCTCACGGATCTGATCCTGAAGCTCGGTGATTTGATTTACAGCACCGGATTCGCCGCAAAGAGAGTCAAAGATTGATGCCATCGGTCAGTATCTCCTATGGGTTAAGATCGATTCGATTACCGATGATCGTGACGTTGCCCTCGGCCGTCTCGTTGATCTGCGACTCGGTCTCGATCTCAACATTTGCCACGGACTCCATTCTGTGTAATCCCTCGGTCGTCACGAGTCGCTTACCGATGGAAACAATAGACTGTGATCCAAGAACAACCTCAGAGGAATCACCAACGGTCACGAGAGATCGGTTACCCTTGATACTTGTGTTTGAGTTTCCACCGATATTTTTTGTATGATTCGTGTCAAAGAGAATCGTCGCGTCAGATCCCGCATGAAGTGAGTACTTCTGACCAGCATTGGTAGAGGAGTCCGCACCGATCTCAGTTGCATCGTTTGATCCTATCTTAGTCTCGCGATTACCTCGCACGAACTGATGATAACTTCCATCGACCTCGAGAGTATAGTCACCCTCGACGAGTTGACGCATGTCTCCCTTCACGGTCATATTCAGATCACCCTCGATGTAGATGTTGTGATCCTTCAGAGTGATGGAGTATCCGTCTCCCACGATCTTAGTCGTGGTTGTACCGTCATCAAGGATCTCACGATACGTGCCGGACTGATGCATCTCTGTGATTCGAGTATTCTCTGAAGTCGAGTCGTACTCCTCGACCATTCCTGCCTCGAACTCACGAACCGAGTTGTACGGATAGTCCGAACTCTGAAGACCACGAAGATCGTTCTCGTTCCATGTCGATCGCTCGTACTCCTCATCAGGCGCGGTCGCACTTACCGTCGGTATCTCGTACTTCTTTGCGAGAGGAATATCGGTAATTCGTTTCTTTTTTCTTTCATCGTACGTAGGATGCTCGGTCCAGCGATCAACATCTGTGATTAAAGAGACGTCCGTTTTATCGTCCTCTCCACTCCATCTCGGAAATACACCAAAGGGGTCGGAGAAACCGTCCTCATAGTCCGGCTGCTCTTCGTAGTTCGATGGAATCGAGCCGATCACCAGAGGATCCTGATGAGCATCGTCGAGATACATAACGACCACCCAGGTACCCTCAACCATCTGCGAAAGATTGCCCGCAGGTGTCGGAGTATTCGGTGGTTGCATGACCATCGACCATGGAAGCGCCGAGATCGGAATGTCGTTCTTTCTCTCCCTTGAGTGAAGACCGAATACACGTACTCGAACACGACCCATCTTTAATGGATCATGACGATCCTCGACGACTCCGATGTAAAAACTGTTGCTCAAACCCATCATGACGTAACGTATTCCTCTTCCTGTAGTTCACCGATTCCGTCACGAGAGAACTCGACCGAGAAGGTGTACTCCTCTCTCTTAAAGTAGTGACGAATCGACATGATCAGATATGTACCCGAGTTAACCTTATCTATAATGCTCTCGTTCTCATCGAACTTTGGCTGAAACTTTGGAATCTTTAGATCGGCCGTCTTACCTACCTCGAATGTCTCTCCGTTTTCGGTCACGCGCATCGAGTCCATCGACATATAGAATGTCCCAGTACCCAACTTATTCAGATACGAATCGACACGTGTTCGATCAAAAGGTTCGAATCCGTTAAGATTCGGAAGATCGTTGTCGAATGCATAGCGATTCTGATAGACGATCGAGTGACGAGTGTCGTAGAGTTCATTTAGTGGAAGATCCTTGATCGTAAACTCTGGTTGAATATGATCACCTGCAACTGTCGGCGATTCATCAAGATGTGAGTAGTCAAAGATAGGAAAAGTCTTTTTTGTAAGATCAATCTGTGTTGTACGCATTGCATACGTACCCTGTCCGATATTGTCGAGAGTGTCGTATGCTCGAGGTATCATATAGTCGTAGATCTGCCGACGAAACTTTTCATTCTCTCGAAGAGTCTGACCCGTCGGATCGGTGTTGGTCTGCTGCTTAGGCTCGATCTCAATGATCGGTTCCTGTGCGTACATGTTTCCAAGTGAGTCGAGCCGAGGACCGTCGGTACCATAAAAAGACTCGAAAAGAAAGAACGGTGTACCGTCTTCTGCTGGAGCATGCTGACGAACCATGTCGATCGCTTGAAACGGTTTCATATACGGAAAGACGACATTGTACTCAGACTTTGCTCGAGCACGAACATCGAGTTCTTGGCCAAGGAACTCAGAGTGGACGCGATTAATAATATCATCGGCTGGTCCATTGTAGGCTCTTGAAAAGAGTGACACCGCGTTCTTCATCTGACGTTCAGACGAGATCGATAGACCGTATGTACCTACGTTTTGATTACCGGCATGAACGTCGTAAACGTCGGTCACAAAGAAAGTTCGTGTTGTTCTCTCCTGATCCCTGCGCCAGCTAATCTGAATTCTTTCTTGACCAAAGAAAGGAAAAGACGACATCATGGCTGAGTTGTCAATGATTGCGATCTCGCCGTACAGAAAAGGCGAACGAATCGACTCGTAGATCGAAATCTCAGCGACCTGTGTGCTAATGTCGTAGACGTCACCACGAAAGTTACCGATCGATACTTCGAGGTCCGATAACTTCTTTGGAAGACTGCTTAAAAGTTCTTCAGCCATGACTAGGTTCTTGTCCTCAAGGACATTTGATCCTCAAATCTCTTGACCACCGTACTTATATATTCAGGACGTATGATCTTGACCGGAGAAAGAAACTCGTTCTGCTGAAAGGCCTCCTCCTGAAGAGTCGTTGGAATCGACACCTGATCGTACAGAACTCGCTCACCGTCATTGTTCTCGTAGTACGCGGGTGCAAGGTAGTAGGGAATCGCGTTCTTTATGATCGTACTGTTTTCCCGTGTCTGACCGGTGACGGTCGTCTCCTCGTTCTCGGTGAACTGACCGTCGATATCCTCAATGACCAGATAACCGAGCGTCGGTTTGATCTCACTGATTGTTGCCGACGTTCCGTTCGTCGCGACGATTCTCTCACCGACCTCAAAGAGACCGGCGATGTTCTGATCGTCGCGAATGATCAGTGCGGTACCCGGATACCGTTTCTTAAGGTATGAGTCGAGATTGCGATAGTCACGAGGCAGATTGGTCCATATACCGATGACGTCCGAATTCACCAGAGGAATCGTCCAGTAGTAGTTGACCGTATCGTAGAACTTATACGAGATCGTGTCGAGACGCTCGCCCGGTTCAACCTGATAGTATGTGTAGAACGAGATGTCGTCGGCGATCTCAGAGAAGATGGCCGCATACTTACTGATGTCGGTGACCGTCTTGGTCGTATCACCGATGCGATAGTCTCTCTTAGGAAAATACTTAAAGTAAGACATTCGATTTAGAATCCTTGATCGATAAGACCCTTACTGATGGGTTTGAGTTCCTGGAACGATAGACTCAGTGTGGTCTCGACCGGTTCGTTCTCTTCCAGAGTCTCGGAGTCGAAGTACGAGGGAGACGTCGGGTTGTAGGATACCTCGACCCCGGTGCACACGACCTCCGGAATCTTAATGTACGACGGAAGATTACCAAAGCGAATCGTGAAGGCATCGGGAAAGACGTAGTCGATACCGCCCTCCGATAGAGCCGGATAAGACGCCGAACGAAAGAACTTGACGATCTCGGTGATTGTTCTCGACTCACCTCTTACCTTGGGAATCATACGAAACTGAAAA